TTGCGCCTTTGGCTGTGAAAGCTTCTTTGTAAGTACTCGCAATGTTGTTAAAACTTTGTAAAACAGAATTTGCTAATCCATCGCCCTGTTCTAAGGCGGATTGAGTACCTCTCCCTAAAGCGCCCATGCTAAAGTTAGTATCATAAGCTATACCATCTGCGACCTGAAGTTGTTGAGGAAGATACAGCTCAATAGTGTCAATAACTTCAGTAAACGCTGTTTGACCGGTAACTAGAGTTTCGGTAGACCTGTTATCACTTGTTGTCAAATCATTATAGAGGTTAGCAAGGTCATCCTGTTCACCTTTAGTCAAATTCAATTCACCGCCGTTTTGGATAGCACCAGCAAAATCACTAGCAGTACCAATAATAGTAGTAACGTCAGTGGGTTTTAGCTCACGTACTTTAAATCTGACCTTTGCAGGATACTTAGAGTTATCTTCGCCAAGAGGAAATTGATATGCCATTTGCTATGTTTTCTTACCTAATAAATATAGTAAACTTACGGATATTTATATGGCTTATTCTGGTAAATATAAGGTCAAGCACAGATCAAAATACAAAGGCGATCCTGACAACGTAGTTTTTCGTTCTAAATGGGAGTACTATTGTTTTGAGTGGTGTGATTTAAACTCTAATGTAGAGCATTGGGGTTCGGAAGAGGTGATTATACCTTACCGCTGGGATGTAGATAAAAAAATGCATCGCTATTTTATGGACTTAAAAATTACATTTAAAGAAGGTAAAACAATCCTTGTAGAGATTAAACCAGAAAAAGAAACTAAACCTCCTAAGAATCCTGATAAGTCTAGACGCTACATAACTGAAGCAACCACCTATGTAAAGAATATGAACAAATGGTCTGCAGCTCAACAGTTTGCTTTAGATAGAGGCTGGGAGTTTCAAATCTGGACTGAAAAGACTCTTGAAGCTATGGGCATTATGTCTAAGGCTAGTAAAATGGGATTAAAACCACTCAAACCTATAAAGAAGAAATACACTGCGGGACGCACTAAACGAAAATGACAATATATGTTGATAGCCCGCGGGCAGTTTTTATTCACATTCCTAAAACCGGTGGCACTTCTATGGTAGGCTGGTTAACAAAATATGTACCTACAGCTATGTGGGTGTCTAAAAAGTCTCCTAGGCACGCTCCTTGGTCTAGTGTAAAGAAATTAATTCCTGAGCCTGGATTGGTATTTACAACTATTAGAAATCCATGGGCTAGAGTTGTGAGTGCTTATCACTATCATAATTGTCAGGGTGTTGATGGTCAACACATGCATTTTAAAGAATGGGTTTTGACTGACCTAAGATGTGCTAGTCAACCTATAAGTTACTTTGTTGATGATAGTGTGTTTATTCTTAGACTTGAAAACATAGAAGAAGAGTTTAAACAAATACAAGAATATTTTAATGTATGGAGTCCACTGTCAGTAAAGAATACCACTAAACATAAACACTATACCAAATACTATGATGATGAGACACGGCAATTCATAGCTGATAAATTTAAAGATGACATAGAACGGTATAAATATCAATATGAGTAATCTATTTCAAAACTTACAAATTCAGGCATTTAGAGCTGGTATTACACCACGCACTAGAGAATCACGAGAATGGTTTCGACAGAAGGCAGCTAATCTTCGTCGAGTGAATCGTAATGAGCTGATGAGAGAAGATCCTATCAAGCAGGCGACTGATGTCCGTCCTGGTGCTATGGTTATGTTCTTTTATGATCCTAAACATAAAGATACATTACCGTACTATGATACCTTCCCACTGACTATACTTGTAGACAAAGCAGACAATGGCTTCTACGGGCTCAACCTACATTATCTACCACCGGTATTAAGAGCCAAGTTCTTAGACGGTCTAATGGATATTGTTAACGATAAGAAGATTACAGATAATGCTAGGTTTAATATTAGTTACGAATACCTGAAACGTGCTAGCACTATGAAATATTTTCAACCATGTTTTAAGCATTATCTTACCGAGCATGTAAAGAGTAGATTTGCTATTGTACCTGGACCTGAATGGGAGATTGCTACATTTCTTCCTACTGCTAACTTCCAGAAAGCAACAAAGAATAAAGTATATGCAGATTCTAGGAGAATGATCTGATGCAGATTGATCGTTTAAAGGCAACTATGACTGCAAAGGGCGGCAACGCTCAGGCTCATCAGTTTGCTGTTACATTACCTGGTATTGCAGGTATATCATCAGATGAATTAAACATCCTGGCTTCAGCTGTAACAATTCCTGGTCGTCAGATTATGACACAGGAACGTCTGATTGGTATTAAAGGTCAGCGCATGCCAACCGGATTTGCAGCTGATGATGTAACAATGAGATTCATTGTACTGAATGATTATGGTGTCCGTAAGTATTTCGAAGCCTGGCAGAACAAGGTTGTTAACCAGGATAATTACGAAATAGGTTATGTTAATTCATACGCCGAGAATGTTAAGATCTATCAGCTTAAAAAAGGAATTTCATTTCCTTTATATAACAGAGAGATCTTTAGATCAAAGGCACCTTCTAATCTAACAAATAGACTACCATCGTTTGGAGGTATTGATCTTGCACAGGGTGAGATTGATATTGACATCCTATGGAAACGAGAACAAATTATTTACGCTGTTGAGTTACAGAAAGCATTTCCAACTACATTGAGTGCACTTGATTTGAGTAACGAAGCAGAGGGCCTGTTACAACTAACTGTACAGATGTCCTATAAGAATTGGAAACAAATTGAAAGGTGATAGATTATGGCTTTGCCAAAAATTAATGATGTACCTGAATACACCACAGTAGTCCCATCAACAGGAAAGAAAGTTACATACAGACCTTTTCTTGTAAGAGAGCAAAAGGTACTGATGGTTGCATTAGAGTCAGGTGATGAAGATCAGATTATTAGAGCTATTGTTAATACAGTTGATGCTTGTTATAGAGATGTCAATGTAAATAAATTAGCTACTTTTGATATTGAGTATCTCTTCACACAGCTTCGTGCTAAGTCAGTGGGTGAACATTCCAAACTTAGCTATAAGTGTTCTGAATGTGAAACCCCTAATGATGTAGAGGTAGATCTCACTTCTATTGAGATCAAAGTAGACAGGTCAAACACATCAATAAAATTAAATGAGGTGTATACATTAAAGCTGAGATACCCCGGTCATTTGCTTTTAAGTGATATCAGTAAGACTGTTACAGAAGAAAAGAGTACTATTACTGGTACACTGTATAACATCGCAGCAGCATGCTTAGATGAACTACAGACAGAAGATGAGCTTATTAAATTTGATGATGAGAAGAGAGAAGATATCAATGAGTTTCTTGAGAATCTGAATACATCTCAATTTGATAAGGTAATGGAATTTGTTATGAATCTACCTAAACTTACAAAAGAAGTAGAGTTTGATTGTATCAATTGTTCACATCATAACAGCTTTACACTACAGGGTATTGGAGATTTTTTTTAATTAACCTCTCACACGATAACTTAGTTAATTTCTATCAGGTTAACTATCAGTTAATGCAGAACCATAAATATTCGTTAGAAGATATTAATAATATGCTACCGTGGGAGAGGGAGATTTACCTCACATTATTGCTAGATGATTTAAAGAAAATAAAAGAACAACAACAGCAGCAGGCAATGCATAGATGACCAAACTTTCCGATATCAACAAGGTGTTGAATGAGAGTGATGACAAGCTCAGAACTATTTCTGATGTAGTTAGTGATACTAGAGCTATCACTAAACAGAATGCTGTTAACACAAATCTTGTTGCTTCTCGAATTGGAAAATGGTTAGAGGGTGAGAAGAGTAAAGGTGGAGACTTATTAGAAGCAAGACGTAAAGCAGATCGTGTTAAAAACGCCACTGTTGTTGCTAGTAGAGGTGCTTTGAATCCTACAGCTACTACCTTTACTGGTGGTTTATTAGAAGGCGCAATGACCGCCTCAGGCTTATCTGCTATCTCAGGATTTGCGTCTGGTGTTATAGGTAGCATTTTTGGTAATAAAGCACTCTCTCTTAACCTGGCTGCTAGAGCAGGCACTTTACTAGGTAGAGGGGCTATCTACAGTACATTAGCTGCAGGAGTCTCTATCTTTGGGGAAGACATTCTAACAAAGTTTTTGAATGATCTAGACCCCGATGATGTAACGTTCACAGACGAGCAAAAAGCAGATATTGCTAGTAGAGCTGGAGATGGTCTACAAGCAGGATTTATTTCTAGAATCTTTACTAAAAATAAATGGGTTAATATGGCTGCCTTTGTTGGCGGTGCCTTTGGAGACGAAATCTATGCACAGTTCGAAAACACGTTTGGTAAAGATGGGTTGAAGGATGTAAAGAACCCATTTGGTATTGGTCCTGACACTTTAGATTTTACACAAGGACCATTAAAGGAAGCTATGATTATGGCTGTGCCTTTACTGGCTGCTAGCCTTCTTAGAGTAGCAGGTAAGGCCTTAATAACAAGACTCGCTATTCCTCTGACAGCAGGTGTAGCGGTTGGTATTTTAAAATCTATCGGTTGGACAGGATTAGCTAATTTACTTGATAAACCACCAGTACCCCCAGGGTCTGGTGTCGATACACCTGCTATGGGTGGCCCTCGACGCGGTAGTGCGGGTGGAAATAAAATACAACAAGCTATTAGAAGAGTAGCCGGGCTGAGTGATGAAACCCTCGCAGCTCTCAGAGCAGCAGGATATGAGGTTAATGCGGCTGGTCGTTTATATGAGGTTGGTACTGGTAGACTACAATCATTAGCTCAAATCAACAATCTAGTCGATCAGATTAAATCACCTGGTCTAATAAGTCGGGGGTTAACAGCTCTTGGCCGATCAAGTATTGGTCAAAAGACCGCTAGTGCATTTTCATATTTAGCGAATTCTTGGGTTGGTAAGACAGGACGATTCTTAGGCAAATGGGCATTGCCAGCGAGCGTTGCTCTAGAAGGTGGCCTCGGCTATTTTGACCCTGAAATGAAAGCCGTAGGTATGAATGGCTTAGAAAGAATTGCGTCAGGTGTAACATCTG